AGTTAGAAGTTATGAAAAATTCGACTGCTGCATCTCCTTTGACATCTCGTTATCGTGCACAACGATGGAGAACTATGAATAAAATACCAAATAAAACAAAATTGGCGGAATTTGCTCGATTGTTGGCAACCAAAGGAAATATAACATATAAAGATATAGTTCGTTACATTGAGGAGTATTAAATGATACAGGATTCGGTAAATTACACTTTAATAAGTATCTTTGAGACTGCCACTATGGATGACGGACAGGGCGGAAGGGAGTCGCTTTTTCATCAAGATGCTCAGGGAAACTTTACTGACATCAACTATGAATACGAGGCTTTTACCAGACCTGATACAGGCTGCTGGTACGAACTTCACTTTCTTCCAGGACAACCAATGATGACTGAAATAGGCCGGACAGCTATGAACACTTGGACCGGTATCTTTCAGATAAATGTATGTGTTTTGAAAACCATACGAACAATAACTCCGGAATACGGAGTTGAAGATTATGTACATAATGCCTACGAGTCAATCGCAGAAGTGATGAAGCGTGGTGTTATACAGGACAGAGTACACATCACAGGAATCGGTAAATCGTCTGCAATCGATAATGGTGATTATTACGCTGTTCCAATATCAGTTTCGTGGTATGCGAATCTGACAAATTAATAATAGGAGTAGCACTATGATTGATAAGGAAAATATACAGCACAATCTGAAAACAGGTGCTGACAGTGACATAATCTACACAAGAGAAGTCACTGACACAAAATCTGCTAATTTCAGTAAGCTGAAAACTCGTGATGGTCTGTATAAGTTCCCACTTCTTTCACGTTCTACCGGAAACAGCATCTCAGGTTCAACTGAGACAATCGAATCTAATGAGTTGAGAAAAGGACGAACAAAGTCGGCTCCACGCAGAGGTAACTCTTCTGCAGAAGGAACACATGACTTGGAACTCTCTCCAACAACTTTTGATGATTTGCTTGAAGCTGCTCTCCGTAACAACTGGAAGAGATGGACTTCAGACACAAACTCTGCAATCAATCTTGATAACACTGCTTTCAACGACGGATTCTTCTTGACTCGCTGTGTAGACCCAGAAGAAAAGGAATACAACCACGATAAGAACTTCGGTGCTCGAAGACTTATCAATGATGGCGTTGCTGGTCACGAAGACGGTATGCTTAAGGTTCCTGCAGGCTGTATAGTTCACGAACTTACCTGCGGCTCAAAGGATATTAAGTATTCCCTCTTGAAGAAATTCGGCGGTGTAGATGGTGAAGACCTCTATCAGGAGTTCAAGCACATTGCAGTAAATACTCTTTCACTCTCAGTACAGATTGGTGCTATCGTAACCGGTTCTTTCGGTATGATGGGTACAAACAATCCAAAGCTGATGACAGAAGATGTTGCTCGTGCAAACTTCGGCGGTGAAGACACAGACAGATTTGAAGACGGTGTAACAACTGGTAACTCATACATTGAGAACCTTCCAGTAAAATCTACCGACACAGATCAGTTTACTTCACGAGAAGGTGACTTGTGGATTAACGGTAAGAATATTACCTTTGCCACAAACTTGACACTTGAATTGAATAACGGACTTGAAAAGAAGTATGCAATCTTCGTAAAAGACGCTATTTCAACACAGCCTCTTTCTCTCGATATTACAGGTGATTTGACAACCTACCTCGTTGCAGGTTACTCAGATGAACTGTACAATTCGGGAATTGATGACGAAACAAACGAAATTATCTTCCAGTTCCAGAACAAGGAAAAGGAACCTGATTTCATTTATCTGTTCCAGATTTTCCAGTCAAAGATTGGAGACCAGAACCTTTCTGCAAGCGGTGCAGACACATTCGACCAGAGCGAGCCTTGGAACTCATTCGGAGAACGAGCACTTCGTATCTTCCGTGTTGCACTTCCGAAAGTTCGTGATATCGAATTTGTTGCTGACACAACAACTTGGACAGCTCCAGGCGAGTTGATCGTCACACCAAATGCAGCAGTTGAGGCCGCTGATATTACTGGAAAGATTACTGTACTGGATTCATTGAAAGATGAAAACAGCCAGACTCTTGCTGAACAGGTAATCACAACTGCAACAGTTGATGACAATGGCTTGATTCATGTTACAGAAGCTGCATTCTCTACTACAACAGGTGGCGTTCTTCGTGAAGTTGAGGTAACACTCAACGGAGAAACAAAGAAGATGTCATTTGCTTGGAAGGAACAGGATGCACCTGACCCTGTTACAGACGTTGCAATTACAGTTAAGGCCAAGAAAGCAACAATTACTTGGACTGATTCTGTTTCTACAGATGCAGACCATGTTCTTGTAGATGTTCAGGACAACACCGGAGCTTCAGTTGTTTCTGCCAGCGTTCCAGTTGGAGAAGAAACATACACAGCATCTGGCCTTTCAGTTGGTGCAACATATCTTGTTGATCTCATCGTTGTTGATGTCAATGGCAATAAGTCTACAAAGGTTTCTAAGACCTTCCAGACTTCTGACATTGTACTCGGTTCTGTTTCTACACTTGCTGCAACTGCAAGCGGACAGACAATCACTGCAACATGGACTGACCCAACATCAGACCTTGACGGTGTGCGTGTAAGCGTATACGACGGTGATGCTCTCGTTGAAACAGACGATGTTCTGAAGACCGTTGAGACCTTCACAACAAGTGCAACTCTCACAGCAGATCATACATACAAGATTACTGCAGTGCCTTACAAGACACTCACAGACGCAGTTCTTCTTGGAACTTCTTCTTCTGTAAATTGCACAACAGAGGCTTAAGTTTAATCTAGTATTTTTCTAAGTCTAATATATAGTCAGCTTGGCGTATGCTGGGCTGACTATATTTATTTATGGAGAACTATAAATGAAAACAATCAACATCGAGGACTTCTTTACAGAAGACAACGAACAACAGGGAGTTTGGTTTGAGCCAAAAATAAACGGTATTCCGTGTGGGCTTGAATTCCTGCTTACAGGTAAGCATACCGATGAAAACATAGCAGGTACAGAACGCTATGAGAAACAGTTGTCTAAACTGGAAGAATTAAAAGACCCTGTTGAAAAGGCAAAAAAACAAAAAGAACTCGACGCAAATCGTGTTGCAGAATTCGTAAAAGGTTTGCGTGTTGTTGAAGGATACGAAGTAAACTTTGGCGGAAAAGGAATAGAATATTCAGTTCCACTCGTTCAAAAGATTTTTCTAAAATCGCCGCTGATAAAAGATGAGGTTATCAATTTTGTAATGAAAACCACAAATTTTATCAAGAGGGAGAAAGACGCTTAAAAGAAGCGGTTGAGCGTTATTTCTTCCTAAATCATTTACACCCTGTCACGAGAAAGGTAAGCGAAAAAGGGAAAAAAGTAGATAAAACAGAATATATAAGAAATATAGATAAGAGAGAAGAATTTATAGAGTTAAAAAGCGGTCCGCAAAAAGATCGTAAAAAAGGTGAAGAAGAATTTTTCAAAATGGGAGAGATAGATGAAAAGTGGAAAAAACTTCGAGATATCCCAATCCCACCTGAATACTCTTGGATATTTAAGCATTTTATGCAGATATGGCAGGGGTGTGAATATGATTTTGCCGGGAACATAATTTTCACATTCCGTACAGTAAATGATTATGTGGAATGCATGAAAGTTCCATTAACAGTAGATGACAAGAAACTACTATTTAAAATGAAAGCTTGGGCTTGTAATACAATCTACGAAATGAAGGATAAGGAGGATTAGTATGGAAAAAGATGTTAATATTACAGAATTTAAAGGTGATGCAAAAAACCTTGTTAATGCAATAGACGAAATTAAAGAACATTCCGATGGCTTGGACAAAACTCTACAGGCCGTGCTAACCCATCTTAACGATATCGAAAAAGGATTGAAGAATGTAAAAACAAATACAAACAACGCAAAATTAATAACAAACAATGTCAACGCAAAAAATAATACAAATCTTTTTGATTTCGGAACTCAACAACATGTAGTAAAAAGTTCTACAGGTTTTATGGTTTCTGGTTCAGGAAGAGGAAAAGCTTTTCAACAATATCAACAAGCAGTTATTAAAGAAACAGAAGAGATAACAAAAGATGTTGCTGAAAGAAGAAAATTAAGAAAACAAAGAGCAGATGCTGAAACAAAAACTGCAGGTGCTTCATTGCTTAGGGCCAACAAACTTGAGGACCAAACTTCTGCAAGATATTTAGATCGAATGGACAAACTTGCTGAAGCAAAGATGTTAAATGCAAAAGCAAATCAAGTTGGAGCTTATTTAAAAGACCCACGTTATCAAGCAGGACGTGCTATTAGTGCTATTGGAGGAGTAGTAAACTCCTTCGGTACTGGCGGTAAACTTTTAGGCGGCTTGCTGGATTCTGTTGGGATGTTAGTAAAATCACCTGTTGCAGGTACAGCCGCTGCGGTTACTAACCTTGTGAAAGGGGTTACAGATTTAGGTTCAGAAGCAGTAAAAGCTTATTCAGAAATTGAAGCAACGAAAACTCAGCTTGGAATTGTATTTTCTTCTCAGACACAAGCTAATACAGCTTTTGGAGAATTATCACAATACGCAGTACATTCTCCATTTGGTATCCAGCAGACAAGTGAACTTGCAGTTCTTTTGAAACAATCAGGTGTATATGCCAGTGACTTAATGGATACACTCCGTATGCTTGGTGATACAGCTGGTGGCAATATGGAAAAAATGAAGCGTATTGCAAACAACTACGCTCAGATTGTTTCTATTGGCAAGGCCTCTATGCTTGATATGCGTCAGTTTGCATACGCAGGTATTCCAATATTCGAGGCTGTTTCAAAAGAACTTGGTGTATCTCAGCAGGAACTCAGAAAACTTATTTCTGATGGAAAGGTTACAAGTGATATTATAGAAAAAGTTTTTAAGGACCTTACTGGCATAAATGGTATTTTCGAGAACGCAACAGAAATTGGGGCAAAAACACTCAAGGCCAGACTTCAAAACTTATCCGATGCAAGCCAATTGGCATTTGCAAGTGCCGGTGAGTGGATAATGAATGTTGGTACAAAAACAGGTGGTGACTCTTATGGCCTTAGACTTGTAAGTTGGGCAGAAAAAATATTCCAAGAAATACATGAAAATATTGATACCAGAAACATTGAAAAATCAGTAAAGACAATCGAAGAAAGAGAAAATAGAATTCGAGAATTGCAACTTCTTTCCGATAAATATTCTGGCAATCCAGAAATGGAAAAAATATTGGAACAGGCATTGAAAGTTCAGGTTGATAAAAGAGATATAGAGAAAGATCGTAGTACATATGAGGCTTCGTATCAAAACAAAGTTGGGAATAGAAATGCTTTGTTAGCTTTATCTCAGGATTCGTTGTCAAAATATGAATATTTGTTAGACGCTATAGAAGGTGGAGGTTCTCTTGCTATACAGGGGTTAAAAAGTGAAAGAACAAAAGGGCTTGTTACAGGCGGTGTTTTAGGATTAACACGAGCAGGTGTTGCTCAAGGTGAGCTTTCTCAGATTTACAAAAAAATAGAAGATATGGGGTTCAACCTGAAAGAAATAGAGAAAATGAACCCAGATGAAAGGAAAGAAGTTGTAGAAGTCATCAGAGAGGCTATAAAAGCCCTCAAGGGTGTTTCAGAGCTAACAGAAGAGGAGATCAGAGCACACAGGGAAACAATTATTGCTGATGCACAACAGCTTGCATTTGATAAAGCCTCTAAAGCAAGTGGATTAAAAGAATCTTACACAAGCGGTTTTGAAGAATTATTTTCTCTTTACAGAGATTCTGAAGAATACAAGGAAAAAGAAACAAAAGCTAGAATAGAATTTTTAAATGAAGCTAAAGACATGTTGAAAGAGCTTTTGAAGTATGCAGATAAAGAAGGAAATATAGATATTACAAAAATGACTTATGACACTTTTGTAAAATATCTTGATGAAGATAAAAGGGTTTTGAATGAAGGTGTAAAACTCAACCTTGTTGAAAACGACAAACGAACAGAAGCTCAACTGACAGAAGATAGAAAGATATTCACAGAGCAATGGACAAAAGTTACTAGAGATATTGAAAGTTTGTTGCGTTCAGGCGGAAATTCACAAGCAGCAGACGAAATGCAAAACATGATGCGAGCATATGATCTTACGGGTGACAATGTTTCATATTTTAGAAATATGAATATTATTCTCGAAGCTCAAAACGGTATTCTTGAAGATTTGTATAACAATACCAAAGATGAAAAATATCGTAATATGCTGACCGCTTTGTGGGGAAGTTCTTTTAAATATCAGCAAGGAAGTGAGGGGTTAAATGCTAATCCGGAAGATTTGCTTAAAGGAACAAAATATGACTTTATCCCTTTATGGAAGCGAATTCTTTCTTCTAAAACAGGTCTTACAACAAATGGAATGACAGATACAATCAGCACGATGACAAATTATCGTGATGACATGGCAATACGAAACATGACTTCTGGAGTGCTTTCTGCAACTATGAAATCAATTGGTGTTGATACTGCAATGAGCCTTATGAAAACAAATAGTGCAGTACAGCTTGCAGGAGATAATGGCAAGACGTTCCAGGTAGACTGGCTTTCAACTAAAAAAGCTATAAAAGATTTTTCAACACAACTTTCTGCATCAACACAAGTAATAACTGCTTACAAAAATGGATTACAGGCAGAACTTGATACCTATGAACAATTAATTGCAGCAGGGTATACCGAAGCTGAATCTACGGATTTGGGTTCTCAAAAATTTGTAAGTACTAAACAGTTACAAAAACTAGCACTTGGAAATTCTTCTCAATTAGTTAATGCTTTTGGAGAAGTATTAGAAACAGCTACTGGTAAAAAATACAAAACTTCTGAAATTGAGTTTAAAAACGGGGAGATGTTTGATAAGTTTGGAAACAAGATAGAAGAAGAAGTTGTAATGACAGGAAATCTCTTCAATTTTATAAAAGAAGAACTTCCTAGAATATACAATGAAATACACGAAGCTAATGCACAGCAGCTCAATAACGAAGCAATCAGCAAGATGCTAACTCAGATTACACCAAGTGCGTATATGTCAAGGGTTCTTCAAATGGGAACATCACCAGAGCATATTGCTTTCCTTGGAAGTAATTCTGATTATATAGAAAAATTTATAAAATCAAAAATAGATGAATTAAAAGCAAGTGAGACATATAAGAATACCAAGTTAGGCGGAATGGCCAATGATGATATTATTATGAGAGCATTAAATGCTTCTGAAGAAATGAAGAGTTTATATGAACGTAGAATTGCCCTAGAGGAAAGATATCAGAGAGCCTTAAATGATGAAACAGGAGTTTATAATCCAGAATTAGATTTATCTTTAATTGAAAACCAGATAGCACAGTTAGATAGAGAACTATCGCAGTTTGGTTCAGAGGGAGAAGAAACCGCAACTGCCATTCGTTTACTTAATGATGTATTTAAGGCTTTGGATGAAAATGTTTCAAAATTAGTTGATACTAATGAATATGCGTTGTTGTTACAACAAATTAAAAATTTGCCCCAAACAAATGCCTTAAATACTGCTGTTCAAAATATTCTTGGAGCTTATGGGCTAGACAATATTCCAGAATCTAAACAAAATATTCCTGAGAACTATGAAGGCCCAAGAGGTGAGCGTAACTGGGCACTTAAGGCTCTCGGTTGGAATACAGACCTATTTGATAAAGAAGATTTGTATTTAGCTTTAGCACAGGCAGGTTATTTTAGAGATGCTAATGGAAAAGACAAATTTTGGGATTATGAAGAAGATAAAAGCCTTATCCCTTCAGGAATAAAACCAGATGACTTTGTAAAAATGTTAGATGAGCCAGATAAAAAAGCGGCAGATATGGCTTACCAATTTGAAAAAATGAATAAAACCATAAAAGACATGGCCGCAGGACTTCTCAATGCTGTAAACGATTTCAGTAAAGGTTCTTGGCTTGCTCCTTTTGAACAACTTGGAGATTATCTTGTAACTGGAGAAAACTATGCACAAGGACTTTCAGAAAAGATGAGAGGGCTTGGTGCTGAGATGATAAGCCAGATGGGTAATTATATGGCACAGGCTGGTTTCTCTCTCGTTACAATGGGTGCTCAGAGCGGAAGTTGGGCTACTATCGGTGCCGGTCTTGCACTTGCTGCCGCAGGTGGATTTGCTTCTGGTCTTGGTGGTGCTTTAAGAGAAGGTGAGAAGAGTAAAGATAAGACAAACAAAGAAGCTCAAAAGATAGAGAATCTTAAGAATGATTTGCAGAAACTTCTCGAACAGGCAAGAACAGATGCCCTTTATTATGAAAACAACTTAAGGCACAAAACTGCTCTTGGTACAAACAGAGAGTTCTCATATAAGTCTGTACACGATGCTGTAATTACACCGCAAGGAAATGTCGTAACAACAGACCCGAAGGATTATCTTATAGCCACAAAGACTCCGCAGAATTTTGTTGGCGGCGGTAATGTTACAGTATCGCCTGTAATCAATTGTAATGTTGTAAACAACTCTAGTGCACAGGTAAGAACAGAACAAACTCAGAACGCAGACGGTTCAATTGACATTGTTACAATTATTGAAGAGGTTGCAGGCGGTTATATTTCTTCTGCAAGAAGCGATAGTGCATTCGAGGCAAGAAATATAAGAATGAGAGGAACACAGGCAATAATGTAATCTTGTTATTTTTAATTTCATTTTTTTCATATCATATACTACCGATATGATTCAAGGTTACACTGGCTGGCCAACTGGCGTAAACAGAATAATAGAAGACTCGTCTAACATCACATTGGGTGAAAATGCATTAAAGAACGATGAACTTGAGAATGGACTTAAGCGAAGCAGAAAGCGAGGTGCTTTTTGTCCAGATAAATTTTCTGTAAAAATGCGTTTTAATTGGGTTGATGAAGTTATTATCAATAACCAGAACACACACAAAACAGAGTATAACCTTTTTACAGACTGGTATAAATACATACACAAATACGGCTCTGTTCCTTTTGAATTTCCAAAAATATTATATTCTCAAGATACTGGAATCTTAATTTACGATACAGTAGAAAACGGACCAATAAATGTAGAGTATTACAAAATCACATCTGCGGTACCTGGCAATAAAAGCGGCGACGACATCGTTGTAGATACAACTTGGGAAGCTGTGTACGGTGGTATTGTTGATATAGCAACTCAAACTCCGTTAGTGTTAGGCTGCTCCGCAAAAGCGGATTATATAGATATTGAATTTTCTGCTTTAGGAACCACAGCCCCTACATCACAAATGTTTACAGTTTATTCTGGCTCTACGGAAGGTTCTACAGATAACACAGTAACAATCAAAGGCTTTTATTACGATAACGCAAACACAGTTCGTATTTATTATGACTCTCTTGCAAGTGATACTTGGGTAACATTTGCGTTGAATTATCCAGACTATGCAGTTGCTGCAGGAACATTTAATTCGGAGGTGCCATAATGGATGTAATAACAATGACAGAATTATGGAAGCAGGACATTGATGGATACCTTCCGGTTCTAATGGAAATATATAACCCAGACATAAAATGGACTGCTGAAGAACAAACTGCGTATGAGCAGGAAAATTCGTATATACGATTAATCGCAGATGAATCAACTGTGAGGTATAAAGGAAAAACATATTTACCATGTTCTTTTGACTTCACTCCGCCCGAAATTGATGGCAAGAAAATAGGAACAGCCTCTATTTCGATATCTGCGTTAGATGTAAGAATCAGAAAGCTTTTAAGAACCATTAAGATTCCGTCAGAGGTTCGCATTATATCTTTGTTCTCTAAGACAGAAAAGAACGGAACTACAGGTGCCTTTATTTACAAGTTTACAGAATTAGACTCGACACCGTTTAAAATGTCTTCTGCCTCAAGCAATAAAACAACAGCTACTTTCAACCTTCAGTTCGGAAAGAATATGACTCAAAACATACCATACGATGTGGCTACCCCAGATCGAGTTCCTGGAACAAGGGGATAGTATGCTGATTGATATAAATGATTTACTGGGAAAGCCATATAAACCTCATGCAAGAGGACCTAAAGAATTTGACTGCTATGGTCTTGTAATAGAGGTTGAAAAAAGACTTGGACACAAAATGCCAGACCTTTATACAAAACTTGCAAACAAGGGAGAGTGGGAATACGACCCACACAATGTAGATTTTGCCAAAGAAATGACCGGCATGGAGAAAACAGACAGTCCTTCTTTTGGAGATGTAGTTGTTTTCTTTGATACAAAAGGCAGGATATTTCATACCGGCGTTTATTTGAAAAACGATGATATTATTCATTGTAACAGAGATGGTGTGCATATTATAAAAGTGCAGGAATACGGAATAAAGTGGGAGGCTTATAAATGGAAATAAAAGTTTTTAATAATGTATTTGAAAACAAGTATGAAACATTCGAATACGACACAACAAAGCCTCTTTTGGAACAGGTCGAAAATCATATAAAAAAAGAAACTTATGTAGAAACATTAGTTGAATGTTACGATTCTGAAACAGGCGAAACATTTTACGCACCAATGGTTGATTCTGAAGAAGAATCTTCTGTAATGATACTCGCTGACGGCAGGTGTGTTGATAGAGATTATATACCAAACGAAAATGAAGTTGTTTCGGTAGTGTTTTTGCCAGCCAGCGGAGATACAGTTAAAAACGCAGTGGATTATACTGTAGGGTTTCTCTGGGGCGGAATAGTTGGAACAATAGAAGCACTTCCTTTAGCAATTGCTCTTGGTCCTCTGGGCTGGATTGCTGCTCTCGGTGGATTTGTACTTGGTGGTCTGGTTGGTATCTGGGGAATGTATGAATATAAACAGCTTACCCAGGACCACAGAAGCATCGAAGAAGGTGGGAAACAGGGAAATCAGTCACCAGATATTCGTGGTGCAGAAAATACATCATTAAAAGGAAATAATTTTCCGTTTGTAATAGGTAAGCATCTTGTTACTCCTTTCATTGTTGGTGATCCGACAACAGAATATACAGGAGAAAGGGGTGTAGATGCTTATGTTCGAACTTTGCTGCTTGTAGGATATGCACCGTTAAAACTTACAGATTTTAAGCTTGGAGAGTTCTGGCTTTCTTATAACAGAGACCATAAGATTGGAGATGGAACAGTAATCACACAGCCCACATATCTTTCTGGTCTTCTTAAAGGTTATTCTCAGGAAGGTGCTTCTCCTGACAGCGGCGATATTCTTGATTACTGGAAGAACAACGATATTGAATTAGAGATAATTCAGCAAACAAATAACGGTAATATAGATTACGGTACAATCTACACAGAGGCTGTGGATGATCAGCAGGTAAATGCAAATGTTTTTTACATAGCAGACAAATTACTTGATGAATCAGCACAGGTTACTTACAAGGGAGTAAGTTTTCCGAATAAATTCAGAACCAACGGCTGTTGGTTTACTGCTTCTTGTCCAAAAGAATTTACCATTACTCTCGATTTGCAGAACGGTTTATACAAGACATACACAAAGTCTTCTACTTCAGGAAATACCACAATTTCTCAAACAAAGTACGAGTCCATCCCTTTGTGGGTTTGTGTACAATGGAGGCCTTATAATAATACCAATCCTTCTCCAAAGGCAGATGGTTCTGATTACGATTTGTGGAATAATATTGAATTCCCGGTTTACGGAACACAGCAGACTTATTCAGACACTTTTGATACAACAAAAGCAGCAGCAGACAAATCAGCTCACAGAGGCAACGATTTATCTACTAACTCTTTGCAAGATATTTATGGAAACTTTCTGGGAAAAACTCTGCAGAATTTCCAGTCACTTGGTGGAGAAGACGGCATATCGGAAATAAGAGTTTCTGCTACTGTTACTCTTACTCCACAGCAGATTGCAGAAGTTATGGCCGACACAAATACAATGAAGGCTATAGAAGTCAGAGTCCTTCGTGTATCACCTAACTATATGAATGAGTTGGACAGTTCGTCTGATTCGAAGGGTCCTGAAAGTTATTCAGAACACATCAAGGTAATTTCGCTTGTTACAAAATCTTTTGACGAACAAGCTTACATAAACGACCAGTCTATTTTACCGGTTAGACCTCTTTCTGAAAAAGACATGAGAGATTTCTGTCTAGTTGCTATAAAAGCAAAAGCAGATGCAAGCGGTTATCTTCAGAATCAGTTATCTCAGGTAAACTGTATAGCCGAAAGTTTTTCTCCGTACTGGGATTACGAGAACAGAAAGATAATGCCAGAAGGTATTGTGGGAGTAAAGAAGTATTATGGTTATTTTGATCAGAATGATAACAGAGTGAATAGAAGTTGTGATGATGGAGTTGAAGAAAGAGAAGTAACAAGGGCTGAATACGAACAGGCCAGACAAGACGGATTTAACTGGTACTGTGAAGACTGTGGTTCAAATTATAAAGAGACTATTAAGAATATCGTATTTGATACTCCGACAACTCATAATTTGAGACCTGCTTATACTCTTTCATCAAACGCAGCTAAATATAACAACAACTCAGTTGTCTCTGGATTTATGCTTAGTTGTATAGGTCAACAAAACGGACCGATTGCTGTAGGTTATGAAAGAATAGATTTGCTTTCAATCGGAGACTGGGCATTAAAAACAAATGCGTTAAAAGATGGTACTACATTCAATTCTGATACAACTTACAACGGAGTTTCATATCACAAGGGTGATGAAGTACCGATTCGAATGGAAGCCAACGGATATGTTTATTCAGGAACCAAACAGGAAGATTTGTTGCAGAAACTCGCATTATGCGGTAGGGCAACTTGGTGTATAGATGATAACGGAAAAATCAGAGTTGTAATGGATGCACCAGTTGATTACACAAAAGGTGTTGTAAACGCTCAAAACTGTATAAGCAGCACAAACGCTTTTAATTATGAAGATTTGCCAGCCGGTTTATTGGTTGCTTTCTCGGATGAAAACGACGGATATGAACAGAACCAATTTTATGTTTGGTCAGACGGAAATAAGCTTACAAACTATCACGGACAGGTAGAATCTTGTGGAGTTGAATTTGTAACAAATCCGTATCAGATGTGGTCTTTGGGTAGATACATTCTGGCCCTCAGGTTACAGACAAGAGAAATACTCACAAGGAAGATCGGTCCGGAAGGAAAGTTGTTCAGACTGGGTGATGTTGTTCTTGTTCAAAGTGAAGACCTTCTAATTGGCGACTGTTCTGGAAGAATTCAGGAAGTAATTGAAGATAGCGAAAAGATATACGGATTTGTTTGCGATGCACCTTATGAATACAAAGCAGAGCAGGGTGAAGATAGCGATTCAACACAAGGTGTAACAATCTTGCAGCCTGGATATTACGGACAAAGTAATGCAGTAACTCTCCCGATTTCAATGCCAGTAACATTAACAGTCGGCGGCAAAACTTATACCTTGAAGAAAGGAACAACGAACCTTGTTTTGTTTGGTGCAGTGGGTGGTAATTACGGCTTACCAAAAGGAAATACAGACCCATCTCCATCAAAGAAGTCTAAATATAATTTCAAGACCAGCAATATCTGTATGTTTGGTTTAAGAGACAAAATCTCTGCACCATACAGAATATCTAAGATAAAGCCAGAGAAAGACGGCTGCTTTACAGAAACTCTTGTTCCGTACGATGAAAGCCTTTACAACGCAGGTGCGGAACTACCAAGTTTTCAAAATTATATTACACCACCACAAGTTGAAGAGCCACCAATTACATTAAGTGAAACTCCTTCTACATTACAGGAACAACAAAATTCCCAGAACGCTTTATCAAACAGAATAAACGGAGTTATTAATGGTAATGTTGTAATTCAAGCTCCAGATAAAGTTACAACGATTACTGCCAAGACCGTGGAAACAGGAATAGATATTATATGGAATCCTCTTCCAAATAATGGCATGAGAAACATTATAAAGAATTATACGGTTTCTATTTCTAAAGACAGCGGATCAACTTGGTTTAAAGTTGAAAATGTAAAAGACTCGCAGTATTTTTATGAGTTCGTAAGAACTGCTCCTACAGGAAATATTGATGGTTATCCAGAACAAAGTGATTTTTCTACATGGCGAATTAAAGTAGCAAGTACAAATATTTACGGAGAGACTTCTGAAGATTCAGATTTACAGACTGTAGATACAACGGATTATGGAACATGGATAATCCCACAAGTTACTACAAGCGTAGAAATCCTGGACAGGACAGTAGTTCTTACCGCTGTTTATGCAAACAGTGGCAGAAAGGTTTACGGCAAGATTGATACGCTCTTGAAAATTAAACGACTTGGAAACTCTGATACAGTTGATAATACAACATATAATGATATGCTTTGTATTCAGCCGGACTCAGATTATCATACTCCAGAATTTTATAAGAATGTACTCAGAACAACCGCTGCAGAATCTCATTCTCCAGACGGAAACACAGAATTCAACTACATGGTTTATACGCTTGAAGGCAACCAGTGGGTTCCAGGCGATGATTATTATGTAAGCAGTTCAAACAAGATCACCCATACATTGCCTTTAATTGGTCAAAACCCACGAATGTTTAAGATGGGTGACGTTCCAATTGTAAAGAAACTCCAGGTTACTCCATCTGGAACAGAGAATCCACATCAAATGAAGTGGTATGAACTTGTCAGTGGAGAATATGTTTTAACTAATGATACGACAGTAAATGAACAAAAGACCTATTATGCTGATAATCCGGTTTTTGCTTGGGAAGTTCCTGATTCTGCGACCGAGCCTGCAAATCCTCAAGTTGGAGATATGTTCCATTACACAGGCGAAACGAACCAGCAGTTTACCCAGGAATTTTATTATATGTATGTTGAAGTAGCTGGAACTTACAAATGGGAACAGGTATTTGCAAAGTCTCTGATGGTTCCTTGTCAGTACGAATATTTAATTGGAATGACAAACGAAAGCTATCCTTTAGATCAGCAGACAGGACAAAAGACCGGCGTGTTTGCAGACCCGATAATTGTCAAGGCTCTTCCTACAAACATAGCAGACATAGTTCACTCACACGAGCATTACAAGGATTTGTATGTTGAAAAACTCTCTGCGATTTCTGCAAATATCGGTTTGATTCAGCAGGGTGGTTTCGGTGAGTTCGACCTTAACAAAGGCAACTATTGGGCTTTGTCTACACTTACAGCAGAAGATACTGGAATAAGCGGAGGAATAGAAAAAGGTTCGTTCCGAGTAGGCGGCACTAACGAATACTTCCGAGTAACACCGCTTGGAAATGACAATTACAAAATCGAGTTGAAGGCAGGAAACATTGAACTTACCACAGATTCCAACGAAGGAATGGATTTCTTCAACGGAACTTATGTATACGATTCTGTAAAAACACAGAGAATGGCACTTACACCGACAGGGATTCGTGTTGAAAAATACACAGCCCAAACTGTTACACCAGCAGGAACAGAAAATCCATCACAGGAAGGCTGGTACGAATACACAAATGGGAAATATGTTTTAACAACCGACACGACAGTTGATAATCAAAAGACTTATTACATAAATCCAGACTGGTATGTTCTTGGAAAAGTGTCTATCGATTCGAACAATAACTTGATTATTTCGAACACAAACGACCCGATAGAGTTTGGTTTCAAGGTAAACGGAACTATCTATCACTTCGAAGATTCTGCTCATAAAGAAGATGCGGAAAGCGGTTCAAACCCGATGGGAATTGCTGTTACAGGTAACATTGTTCCAAGCGACAATTCAATGATAGATACAGATAGTTCAAAGAATGTCGTACAGGGAACTGTCGAAAAAGATGTTTCGCAGTTCTCAAGCCGAGTTGTATTCTTTACCAAAGCAAACGGAGTTCAGTTAGACAGATATGTAAATATAGATGGCACGACAACCGTCACCCCAGATACTTACAACTCGACTATGTTCGAAGCAAAAGGACAGGGAACAGTCGGCTCGTACTTAGGGCTTACATCAACCCAGATAAATAACGGAATATTTGAAGAAATAGAGGAGTAGAAATATGGCAGTAGTTACAGTAGCATTTAGCGATTTAGATACTTGGTTGCAGAATCAACCACAGAACACAGTTGATACTCCTTATGAATTGAATATTACAGGGCTGACATCAGAGGAAGTAAAGCAATCTTGGGAAACAGGCACAATTGGATATGTATTAAGATTATATTCTGATAGATATGTAGACCTTTCAGAAACAGAGTTACCAGTAGCCTCTCTGCATTCAACTTTTTTCCATTGTGAAACATTAGTAAAAGCACCAGACATTCCGCACGGAGTAACCAATGTTAACAGTATTTTTTCTGATTGTACATCATTAAAAGAAGCACCTCATTTACCAAACACCGTTACAATTATTGATAATATTTTTTATGATTGCACATCTTTAGTAATAGCACCAGAGATTCCAAATAGTGTAATAAATATGAGTTATGCTTTTAGAAATTGTACATCACTAATAGAAGCGAATATTCCAAACTCCCCACAATATATTGAATATGCTTTTGAAAATTGTTCTGCACTTACAACAATAAAAGTAAAAACATTAAATTTTGGTGAAATTGAATACTATCCTAGAGTTTTTAATTTGTGTAATAATTTGACAGCTTTCTATACAGATACACCGTATGAATTAAAGAATTGGCTTTCTACAATTTATCAACAAGGAGTATCGAATTTTCCAAATGACCCAGAAACTTGTACTTTTA